GATGGTTCTTAACGGAACCAATACGCTAGCTCTACCAACCGCAGCCTTCCCCGTTCAATAAGGACTGAATATGCTTTGGACAAAGAACGGATCAATACCTTACGAAACCACAGATGGTACGGAAGGATGGCAACCAGCACCGGATAAGCCTGATTGTCCTGAAGGCAAGGAAGTGATTTGGGTAGCACCGCAGTGGATTATCAGAGACCCAGCACCGGCAAACCGTGAGGGCTATCAGTGGGCGTATTTCTTAAACGAAGGCTGGGTGGAACTCCCTTCACATGAAACTGCACATGATGCATCAGTTGTCACTGATAATACATCAGTTGTCACTGACACTTTTATATCACTAACTTCCTCACAGTTAGGATAACTAAGTGCTAGGCTTTACACCCTTTGCAGTAACCCCTTTCAGTACCACTGAAGAAGTATCTTCTGGTGTAGTATCGGTAACTGTCAATGTAACTGGTGTAAGTGCTACAGGTTCAATAGGCACTGTCAATGTCCTTGCCAATGCTAATACAGTTGTAAATGGCACTACAGCTACAGGTGATGTAGGCACTGTAACTACACAGGCGAATGCAGTTGTAAGTGTTACAGGAGTAACTGCCTCTGGTAATATAGGCACTGTAACTACACAAGCTAATGCAGTTGTAAGTGTTACAGGAGTAACTGCCTCTGTTAATATAGGCACTGTAACTACACAGGCTAATGCAGTTGTAAATGCTACAGGCGTAGCTTCCACTGTTTATATAAACAATGTAACTACACAGGCTAATGCAGTTGCAAGTGTTACAGGCGTAGAAGCAACTGCAAATGTAGGCACTGCTTTTGTTAATCTCGGTATACTAGTAAGTGGTGTAGAGGCTACTGGAAATGTAGGCACTGTCAGTGTAGCAGCAAGTGCATTGACTAGTGTACAAGGATCTGATACAACATCCGCAGTTGGATCTGCAGTTACTAAAGCAAATGCAGTAGCTACTGTTTCAGGTGTATCAGCTACAGCTTCTCCAGGAAGTGTAGCATTAATAACTAATAATACATTAGCAGTTACAGGTGTAGAAGCAACTGCAAATGTAGGCACTGTAAATGCCAAAGCACAAGCACTTGTATCACTTACTGGTGTAGCTGGTACAGGTCAAGTTACATCGGTAACTGTCTATTTAAGAACACCAGTCAATGTCACAAGTGTATCAGCCACAGGTGAAATAGGCACACCTGTTGTAGAAGCTGATGCAATAACATCAGTGACAGGTGTAGGTGCTTTAGTACAAGTTGGTAGTGTTGTAGCACTTGGATATGCCAATGTATTACCTACTGGATTAAGTGCTACTGGCTCACTTGGAAGTATATCTGTAATAACTACACAGTTTGATTATGCAGCAATTGCTCATCTGTATAGTAGGGATAGATTAGTTTATATACCTGCAGTTCAATCGACAACTATAGAACTTTCTAATAATCCATATAGAACAATTAAGATACCTGCAAGTCCTAAGCGAATTGTATATATCACAGATTATCCTAAAGCATCTGTAACTGTACAAAGACGTAGTACATCTGGTGATCGAAAAGAGAGGGTAGCATAGTGGCATATCACTGGCCTAGTAAAGATCCTAATGAGATTCTAGATTACAGTATTGACTGGTCTAGATTCTTAGGTAATGCAACAATCTCAACGGTAGCATGGTCCGTGAGTACACCGAGTACCACTAAAACTGCTATTGGTTCAGGTGTAACTGTAGATGGTATTCAGAATATTTCACAGACTAATACAAGCACAGTAGCTACAATCAATTTAGGCTCAGGTACTTTGAATAAAGAATATACATTCTTTTGTAGTATTACAGATAATACAGGTAGCACTGCTGAACGCTCTGTTAGATTGCGTATTAGGGAGCAGTAATGGCATATAACTATCTCGATTTAGTTAATACGATTAACCGTAGATTTAATGAAGTTGAACTTACTTCATCTAACTTTGCATCTGCTAAAGGTTTCTATGCCCATGCCAAAGATGCAATCAATAATGCCATACAAGATGTTAATCAAGAAGAGTTTGAGTGGCCCTTTAACCACTGCAGAGATGAAATTGTGTTGACTGCAGGTGAAACACGATATGCGTACCCAAATGATGCAAAGACTATTGATTTCGACAGCTTTAGGATTAAAGAAGATAGTACCCTGGATAATGATACTTCAAAGCTTAAGATCATGTCCTATGAAGAATACTTGGAAAAGTATGTAGATCAAGAATACACAAGTGATACCAGTGTACGTGATCTTCCTACCTATGTATTTCGTGCCCCAGGTTTAGAGTTTGGCTTAGTATCATGTCCAGATAAAGCATATACCTTAGTGTACGAATACTACAGGAATGCAGTTGATCTTGTTAATTATGATGATGTACCTGATATACCCGAGACATTTAAGCATGTGATCATTGAGGGTGGCATGTACTACACCTACATGTTTAGAAGTAATGAGCAAGCAGCTGCACTATCAAAGCAGAAGTTTGAACAGGGCATTAAGAATATGCGGGTTCTCTGTATCAATCGCTATGATTATGTTCGTAGTAAAATGATACAGCAACAGCGTAGATATGTAGCAGGTCCTAGGCTAGCTTCCTGATGGATCGTTTAGCTACATTCCCTTTTGAATTTGTAGGTGGGTTAGTCACTAACCTATCCCCATTGCAACACGGTATTAAACTTCCTGGTTCAGCTCGTGTATTACGTAACTTTGAACCTTCTGTAGAGGGTGGATATCAGCGTATATTAGGCTATGAAAAGTATTCAAGTACTTTAGTGCCCTCCTATGCAGCAGTTAAAGTACATGGATCAGGACAGACAGGTACTACACTGGTTGTAGCTAACATATATAAAGCACCTTCAGATGGACATCAGTTAACGATTGCAGGTGTTACAGGTACATATACCATTGCAACTGCAGGTGTTTCATATGACTCTACCAATAAGAGAGCTACATTAACACTGACTACTAGTCTTGCATCTAGTCCTGCTGATCTAGCTGCAGTTACATTTACATCTGCTACGGGTACGATACATGGCATTGCTGCATGGGAAAATAAAGTCATTGCAGCTAAGAACAGTAATGTATATTACTCTACAGGTACATCATGGACACAAATCAATGTACCTAGTTATGGCACTACATTAGTTAATGGTGGTAGTCAAACAGGCTCTAGCTTAATTGTCGATGGTCTTACTTCAGTCCCACAAGCTGGTGATACATTTACAATTGCAGGTGTAGAGAAAGTATACACAGTTACTGCAGATGCAACAGTAACATCAGGCGGTGCTACTTTAGCAATTAACCCCTCACTTGCATCTAGCCCAGCGGATAATGCAGCAATTACATGGTTAACTGCTTCACTGATTGATAGCTCTAAAGCTAGATTTACTAAGTATAGAATAGCTACAACAGAAAAGATAGGCATGGTAGATGGTCAGAATCCCCCTATGATATGGGATGGTACGACATTTACAGTGCAGAACAGTGCCCCTGCAGATGCGTTTGGTGCTGAGCATGTAGTCTTCTTTAAGAATCATTTATTCTTAGCTAAAGGGGACAAGTTGATATTCACTGCCCCCTATACAGATAATGATTATACTGCAGCTAATGGGGCAGGTATTATATCGGTAGGTAGTGCAATCACTGGCTTAATTATATTCCGTGAACAACTTATTATCTTTAGTCAACGTAAGATTACTAGGCTTGTAGGTAATACAATTGCTGACTTTGTATTACAACCTATCACTGATAATGTAGGCTGTATTGATACCGATACAATCCAGGAATATGGAAGTGATATTATATTTCTTGGCCCAGATGGTATAAGATTATTAAGTGCTACAGATCGTGTAGGTGACTTTGGATTAGCAGTTGTATCTAAGGTTATACAGAAAGAGGTCACTAATATGATCTCTACTTCAACTTCATTTGCATCTGTAGTCATTAAGAGTAAATCACAATACAGATTATTTGGATATAATACTTCTGTATCAACAGAAAATGCAATAGGCATTTTAGGTGTACAGACAGAGATTGATAATACAACTGCCATATCATGGGCAGAAACAAGGGGTATTAAAGCCTATTTATCTGATTATAACTATAGAAATAAAGTAGAGACTGTTATATTCTCCAACGATACAGGGTATGTATACAAAATGGAGAGTGGCAATTCATTTGATGGCAGTAATATACAGGCATACTTTTATACACCGTATGTGCCTATAACAGATCCAAGTATTCGTAAATCAATTTATAAGTTAAAGCTGTACGTAGATCCAATTGGTGGAGTTTCAATGTCAGCTAACTTGCAATTTGATTTTGATGAAGAGAATACTGTGCAACCTGAAC